CCAGAGTCCACATACCCCTTCATTGCGGTGTTGGCAGAGACCATAGCGGCATTGGCTCCAGTGACCCAACTCTGAGTGGCGGTGATCTGATTATCAGTGTAACCTTTTAATGCTGTATTTGCTGTCACTATGGCGGCGTTGGCGCCTGTGATCTGACTGCTCAATCCAGCCACATTGGCATTGCTGAATATTTCAAATGCACCAACATTGGCATTTAGAGTGTTTAAGGTGTTGTAAATAGTGCCAATGTTGGCACTGGTTATATTCTGACTGGACAAATACGCCGAGGTATTGGTATTGCTGTATATGCCGCCCTGCGGATTGGCCACAAGATAGGCAGCCACTTGTGTATTGCCGTAATTGCTACTGGTGAATGGCTGTCCATTGGCATAAAAATAACCGCCACTAAACACATTGCCCGATGTCACATTGCCGGCCAAGTAGGCCGAAGCATTGACATTCGAATATGCTTGAGTCTGTAAGGTTGCTATTGCCGTTTGTTGGACGCCGGCGTTGGCAGTCCAAGCAGTGGTAACAGCATCCACATATGACTTCATTGCTGTGTTGGCTGTGATGATGGCAGCGTTGGCTCCGGCCACTGCCAGCGCCAAGTTGGATGTGATCGAGTAGTCCACAACACCCGCTGGTCCCTGCGTACCCTGTGCGCCCTGTATGCCCTGCGGTCCCACAATGGGGCCAACATTGTTCCAAGTGGTAGTGATGGTATTCCAAATAAACAAATTACCTGTACTGTTTACAATATAACCTTGGCCAGCCGATCCACTGCCGGGCAAGTCTGCCGGTGTGGCCACATTACCCACCAAGGTAACACTGACACCTTGGGCTCCAGTGTTGCCCTGTATGCCCTGTATGCCCTGAACTCCTTGTGGCCCTTGTGCGCCCACATTGCCTTGTGCGCCTGGTATACCTTGTATGCCCTGAACTCCTTGTGGCCCTTGTGCGCCCACATTGCCTTGTGCGCCAGTATTGCCTTGAACACCCTGTGGGCCAAGCACATTACCCACTGTGATCACTGCGGCATTGGACAAGGTTATGGTTAAATTATTACTGACCAGGTTGGCATTGGTGATGCCAACACCTTGAGCACCCACATTGCCTTGTATACCCTGAGGTCCAATGTTGCCCTGAGCGCCCACATTGCCCTGTATGCCTTGTGGCCCAATGTTGCCCTGTATGCCCTGTATGCCCTGTGGGCCCGTATTGCCCTGTATGCCTTGTGCGCCCACATTGCCTTGGATACCCTGTATGCCCTGAACACCCTGTGGGCCAATATTGCCCTGTATGCCTTGTGCGCCTTGTGGCCCCGTATTGCCTTGTATTCCATCATTGCCCTGGATGCCTTGTGGGCCAATATTGCCCTGGATGCCTTGTGCGCCTTGTGGGCCCTGTGGGCCCTGTGGGCCCTGTATGCCTTGTATGCCTTGTGGGCCCTGGATGCCCTGTGCTCCTTGTGGGCCAACAATGGGGCCAACATCGGACCACTGAGTGGTTATGGTATCCCATATAAACACATTGCCAATACTGCTCACAATATAACCTTGGCCAGCTGAGCCACTACCGGGCAAGGCTGCCGGTGTGGCCACATTGCCCACTAGAGTCACGCTTGTTCCTTGTGCTCCGGTATTGCCTTGAGTGCCTTGTGGCCCCTGAGCGCCCACATTGCCCTGTATTCCGGGTACGCCCTGAGCGCCCACATTGCCTTGAATGCCTTGTGCGCCAGTATTGCCCTGAGCGCCCACATTGCCCTGTATGCCCTGTGCGCCTTGTGGCCCCGTATTGCCCTGTATGCCCTGCGGGCCCACATTGCCTTGTGCGCCAGTATTGCCTTGAATGCCCTGAATACCCTGAGCACCCACATTGCCTTGGATACCCCTTATGCCTTGCGACACCGGAAATCCGCCCGGTGTGATACCGTCTTGAAGGCGTATGGTTTTTAATCCAGTGTCAATGATGATTTCACCAACAGGACCAACATAGGCTGAAGCTGTGGCAGTATTGCCGCGTCTAAATAAGGCTTGACGAATAGTTACATTGGCCACGGTCATTATAGTACTCCTCCGTCAAATACTGTTTCGTCTACCCCCGGTGTTGCTTCACTAGTTGCGTAGTAAGCTGGTAGAATCTCCAAGTCCAGCGGTGCACCATAATTGTCATCAACATAAACCGGAGCGTTGACATTGGTTGCAACATTGATGGTTCTAAATGTCAATTTGTAAAAACGTTGCTCAAGACTGCTAATGGTATGGTTATCCAAAGTAAAGTTTCCTTGCCCAGTAGCAATATTGGCAAATGTCACTGCATAGGTGTGAATAGTAACTTGATTTATAGGATCTTGTATCTGAGCCTGTACAGTATATCCTGTAAGATCAACCTTCTTCTGGTCTTGATTCTTAACTACAACTTGTATAGGGTTGTCTACACCTTGGTAAACTTTGATTGGGCGGCTGTACACGGTTCTATTCCTTACGGTGAAGATTGTGGGGTCCATAATTTGAACCTCAGCAATTTGGTTTACTAAATATAGTTTGATAGTCTGCATTTTTTAGGCAATCTTTAACATATTTATAGCAAAAGTGGAAATAGACATTAAGTCATTATTAGAACAATATCCGTATTTGACTTACATAGTTTATGGCGGAAACGACTATGTAGGCATTGTGCAAAATGCCGACGAGCAGATCACCACCATCTACGACTACGGTATCCTGCGTACCACAGAACAGAAAGCTCATTTCCTAGAATTGGGCGAACAGTGGTGGTGGGAGAGCAATAGAATAATCCCGATCAATGTGTTTTTGAAACAGGATTGGGCTGTGTTCAAGTTCTGTGTTAGAACCATGAACTCAAAAGATGTAGAAATCAAGTATGGTCCGCAGACCAGTCTCAAAGACATGGCTGCCAGGCGCGGCAAGCGTCGTAGCATCACCCTGGTTCGTAGAACCAGTTAACTGTATTCGTGGCTGATGCCTTCAACTATCAAGTTGATGTGTACTGCCACCAGATGTGCGTAGGCTACTGAATGCGACTTTTTGAACACATACCCGTCTTCCGTAGCAGTCCATATGGTCTTGGCTACTTCGGCCCAGGGCAGGCCGATCAAGTGCCGTTTGCCCGGACGAATAATGGCCAGGAACATGGCTAGTCTGGGAATTGAGTTCACTGGCTCGGGCATTTTCATCAAGGTGTCGTAATGATTGCCAATGTGTATCAATAGGCCGCAAAAATCTCGGTCAAGTAACAAGTCCCATACAGGCTCTTGTGCCATCAGTTGCGTGAGATGCTGTTCATTCTTAATCTGTGTATATAACGACACATTCAAAAAGTCCAGTTTTGTGTACCCGCGATCTTCAGCCTGTTTGTAATCTATACTGGCTGTGCCAGTAAATGGCTCTATGGGAATATCTGTGACATAGACACCAGTGTTGTGTCGTATCAATTCACCATCACGCATGATACCTGCAGGGTGATGCCGTAACAAGTTTAGGGCTTGTGTGCGATCACCAAAGTCAATGTCAATGTCTGACCGAAATTTCACAGTCCGGCCTTTGCTAACACATCCTTGGTCCATTCAGCATCTGCCATATAGTCCACAAATTTGCGTTGCCAAAAGTCTGGGTCTATATAAGCAATGATCATTGCCACTTGATCTTCCAACAACTGGTCAAGAAATGCCACGCCTGATGCACAATTGTAAACGATCCAAGGACTAATACGACCGGTAACAATGTGATGACAAATACGATTACTGTTGCCATACCTAAAATAGTCATTAAATCCGTTTCGAAGTTCTGGGTTGAGCTCGGCATAGTCTTGCATTTCCTTCAATGCCCGTTCAAGAGCGTCTTGTACTGCTTCTTTCTTTATATATTCCAAAAGCCAATCAGAATATAGGCTGTCCTTACACCAATAGTCTAGTTTTTTGTTGTTCTTCAACAACCAATCAGCAAAACTGACAAAGTTGATACAGCGTATGCCAACACAATAACGACCAAACTTTACAAAAGCATTGTAGTACGGACTAGAAACAAAATCTTCATAGCTTTTTAGTTTGGCTGATCCCTGTGCATACTCATAGAATCGCAAGTAGGCCTTGAGGCCAAACTGTACACCTGTTTCCTTCTCCTGTTGCCAACGTCGTTTCTGTTCACACAGATGTGCTGTGAGTGTGGATTCCTTGCGAAAATCTTTTTCACAATAACGACATTTATAGATCTGATTTGATTCGCTTGTCATCCCAACCATGTGCTCGTGCTAACTGTTTAAGATCATCTGCGGAATTCAATTCCACCATCAACTGTATTTCATCTTCTTTGGCAGTGGGATACATTTCACGCAGAAACCTACTGGCCTTGTTGGTGTTTTCTTTTTTGGCACCAGCCAGCCATTTGTGATACTGTTTGTCCATGCCAGGACTCACTGTGGTGGCCAACAACCACTGTAGTTTTTTATGTTGTGTTGTGCTGATGTCAAAGAAGTGTTTGTTCAGTCGTTCGTTGGTACTGACCAAGTAGTAGGCCTGCATGTCTGCATCACCTTCTACTAGACTGCCCCAACGAATCATCAAGAAAGGACTGAACTTTTTCTTTTCTGATTCATCTAACTCGTCATAGAAGCCACGGTTCTTGCGATCGAACTGTAGCATTTCATTTGAGATTGCCAGTTTATCCATTGTTTTTGATCAAATGATATGTTGCAATCACACGGTCTACTTCTTCTTGTAGTGTAGCATTAGTTCGTGCCATGCGTCTAATCTCGCCCCACATTTGGTCTTCCTGTATATGATCGCGCAAGGGCCTACCATCGCTGGTGCGTGGATCATAATCATAACCAACCAATACTCGAGAGGCCGGGTCGGCACCAAACTCTCTCGAGTACACCATGCCGTCATGGCGTTCGTATATCAGTGTTGCATCTTGTTTGAGTTGTCCCATCATATCTCCTTACCAACATTTGCTGTAGTTTACCACTTCACTCTGCCTTGATATGTCTTTGACAAAGTAAGCACACAATGGTTTGTCTGCATTTTCTTCCAAGGGTATGGCCAACATTTGCCCGGGTTTCAGTTTTGGAAAGTACCATTTGACATCCTGATAGATATCTACAATCTCAACTGATTTAAATTCGGGCCTAAAACTGCTCATTGGATTGAAACAAAACACACTGAACCCTCGATCGTTAATACTGGTCAACGGGACCACTTCTAGATCACCCAGATCTGGTTCCCCGATCAGCAGTTGCCAATCCACAGGCATTTTGATAATGCTGTCACCAATGCGTAATACCAAAGCCGGACTGTTGAAACTTTCTAAAAAGATCAAAGGGATATAAAAGTAATCAGGTTCTTTGGGGTCGCTGTTGTCCAGTACACAAAAACGAAGATCCTCTACTTCATCTGGGATTTCGTTCATTTCAAAACTGCGATTGTCTAGCGTTAATATTCTCATGTTATTCTATGTAAGACCCGCAAATCACATTGTCAACTTGTTCAACAATGCTACGGTATTGTGTATTATAGTGTAAAGTACTATCAAAGTAAACCTGCGCGATTACCAATTTGTTGATTCCAGTATTGTTGATATACCTGTTGAGTATTGGCCCACCAGGCTTGATGTATGGATACTACATCAGCCGGCGAAATTGTCAGATCAAGATCTTGTACAATGGCGGCCAACACCCGATCTCCAGTGTCAGCGAACAGCTGATCGGCTGTATATTTATAAACCCGTTGGCCCTGTTCCGTCAACATGGTGGCTAGTGTTTGCAAACGCAAAGACATCAGTTGGTTGATGGTGTAGATCTGACTGCGTCTTGCTTCGACTGTGGCCACTTGATCGATTTGATTCAATTGAGGATTTTTGCTTTGGTATATGTCTGTGATCAAGTGCAGATCTTGCGGTAACAAAAACACATGCCTACGATCAGCCAAGCTCCAATCACTGAGTTGTTCTGATATTTCGCCGTTGCAAACTCTGGTGCGATCATAAATCTGCAGTGGAGCCGGGTCCAGTATACGATCAATTTCTTCAGCGGACCCATGACACTCGTAGGCCGTGGCACAGGCCGTGTCCCAATAAGTGATGCAGTTATTATCATAGTACTTGGCCAAATATTTGGTTCGTACAGACCATTCGCGTTCCAACCAGCCTTCTGCGCCCACTGAGTTGGTGTAGTAATCCATCATAAAACTGACTCGTTGGGCATAAGCAGGTGCCACTTCGGCACGATACGGTTCTTGATCAAACCAGTCAAAGTCAGTGTCCAGTGTGCAGATGTTCTTAACCAGGTTGCCGCCAGCACCCCAGGGCCAATACACAATCACTGACTTTACTGCCATTCTGTTTTTTCCACAGTAAACGGATAGTTGGCTTCTCGATAAAAAGCCTTGCGTCTTGTCAAATGTCTCTTGGCAAATTTACATGTACTGGTGATATCCCAGATCTGGACGAAGTCTTTATCTTCCGCTTTCCTAATACCTCGCCCAATTGATTGTATAACCCTAACAAAGCTCTTTCCGGGCTCCACAAGAACCAGATTAAAAATCCTAGGGATATTAATACCCACAGCGGCCACACCATAAGTCGCCACAATAATCTTGTCATCACTGATCGCAACATCATCGTACTCCTCTTTTCGATTCTTTGCTTTGGTTGATCC